AATCCCGATAAAGTTTTTGTACTCAAGGTATCTTTTGGCTGAATCACTATTCCACTTGCTTTTTTGTGTCATGCGTACTGCTGGGATTGGTCTACCCGGTATTGTTATAATCATGCTTTATCCTCCAATAGGTGAGGATTTTCGTAGATGTTTCCGATTATCTCAACCTCATTATTTGAGTTATCAAAGTGTTCAAAAGCCCATCCAACAGAGGCTATATCATAATCTCCATAATTCCATTCAATTGATAAGTATTGACCACATTCATCCCACTCCACAACTCTATCCTTCCACTCATTTAGCTCGGGTTCTTCTTCGCAGTAATATTCATAAATACGTATAATGTCCCCTTCGAATACTTCCTTGTCGTTTTTATCCTTCTCCCCCGTATACTGCATAACTGGTATACTTTCTGTTATAGGCAATCTGATATATAAAGGGATTTGCATCTTCCCCTCAACCCATATTCTAAATTTCATTTCACGCATCGTTTAAGACCCCTTTCTTATTTCTGCCCTTGCAATGATGCCAACTATGATTTTGCGTGGCTTGTACCATACTCTACGCTTCTCTGATGGCATTTCAATATAATTACTAAACCCCAGTTTTCACAGTCCTATACTTTTCTGGTATCTTCGATAGTTCTAACGGGTCAAGTTTCTTCTGCCATGAAAATAAACCTTGATTACTAGGCCACTCTAATTCTGTTCGATATTTCCAAACTGTAGGGTCTGATAATCCAAATTCTTTGGCTATTTTAGAGTCTGTTAATCCATCCATGTAGAGATCAATAAATTTTTGGCAATCTAATCTAGCCATTTTTATCTCGTCCTTTCTTTCCCTGCTGTTTTCTTTTGCGATAATCAGCCTGAAACTGTCTATGCCTATTTTTCTTTTCCTCTGCGCCTATAGGTAATCCGATCCAGCTACGCATGAATAAATCTATATTTGGCCTTACCCCGGCTTCTTTGGCCCTATCGCTTGCCCAAAGGAGTGAGTGGAGGAATCTGCCCATTTCTCTAGCTTGTGAAGGCGTAAGGGTTGCTCGGTAGTCTACGCGTTGTTCGTTCATAGCTGTTCACTCCTCGTCGTCCTCTTCCGTTTCCTTTTTCAGTTCGAGTAAGTGTTCTTTCCGTTGCTCATCGATTAATTTCTTTCTCTCCTCTTCCTGAGTCGGAGCCAGAATAAATCTGCTGTCCATTTTTGCAATAATCTCTTTGAGTGATTGAGGCGTTTTCGCATCCATCGTCTCGCGCTTCTCCAATGCTTCGTATGCCATGCGGAACTGTCCACGAATTACATCAATGTTCTCTGACAGGCAAAGGTCCCTATATCCAATCGCTTCAACTGCTTTTCTTATCAAAGGGTTTAGGCTTGCCAATGCTTCGGGTTCTCGGTAACTCCCAAAGTTGCGTATTGCCCTCAACACTTCTGCCCATGCGTCAGGGGCCGGAGGAATGTTCGGGCCTGTTATCTGTGCGGACATACCACGGAATACTGCTGGCATTGGCAAGAATGGATTTTCAAGTGTAGCGATTACTTTTCGCGCTGCTATCATGGCTACATCAAAGGGGAGATCGTTCAGAGCATCCCAATATACTTGGGTTTTCTCTGCGCTTGGGTTTGTGTCTGTGGTTACGCTGGAAATATACTTAAAGAACTTCTTGAATTCATCTTTGTTCATAAAATCAATCCCTCCGTCTGTTTATCCCAATCGTCGATTGCATCAAAGGATTTAGGCCTGTTGGGTTGTGGTTTGGTTTGTCTGTCTTGATTGTCTTTATGTTCCCAGGTCCTTACTGCTGCTTTCCAATCTTTCATTTTGTTTTTACCAACCATCCAGCCTTTTGAGGAATAAAAGTCATGCCATTTATTGGCGTCCACATCGTTATTTCTTTCAAGGCAATATTCTTTTACATCTTCAATCGTTGGAGGGTTAAATTGAGTGGCACTATATATATCCTTCTTACCATTCTTTACATTCTTCCCTTTCTTTACATTCTTGTTTGTGTCTTTTTGTTGTCCGTCTGTTGTTGATTTGTTGTCCGTTTGTTGTTTTTCTGCTGTCTTTTTGTTGTCGGAATCCTCTTCCTCTAACTGATAAGACGCCCAATTGACAACGGTTACAACGGAATATTTGTTGTTGGACTTTATACTGATTGTGGTATCACCTTCGAGAAGTTTCATGTATTCCCACACTGTTGATTGACTTATATTTAATGACTCTGCTGCCTTCTGTCTGCCGAAGATGAATTGCCCAGGTTCGAGGTTAATTTTGCTTCTGCCGATAATCTGTTCATGATCCGAATGTGTAGCTTTTAGCAAGCACCAAACAAACACTTTAAGGATCTTTTCGTTTTGGAAGATACAGCTTCCCAAGAGTTTGCGGTGAAGTTTTATCCAACCGTCTGTCATCTTTTCACCTACTTATTTATTGATTGGCCTTATAAAACGCTTGGGCAAATCCCTGGGGTGTGATTGATCTTAATTCTTGCCTAGATGCTTTATCTCTAAAAATGTTGTCTCCAATACTTCTTATCTCCGGCATTAGTAACTGATCAAATTTTTTACCCATAGTTCTAGCTTCTTTCCCATGTGTTTTTACCGGGTTACTGAACCATCCCCATAAGTGTGTTTTCTTCGAGTACATATCCCCGAATTCATAAGGATCGAATTCAAAGGTGTGTTTGCCTATGAAATATTTTAGATGTCCATTGGGGTTTTCTAGGGACCAAAATTCTAGTGTCGGTCTTTGCGAATATTGATTAACTAAACCATATTGGCATTCCCAAATTATCTCTAAGCAAGAAGACACAGTTTCCATACCTTCCCTAAGGTTTCTTGGTGTTTTATTACCCCTAGTCCTCGCAAAACTAAACATCGTACAGGGGGTGGGCGGCTAATATTCCGTAAATTTGGTTTTCCTTGATTAACCTTACTAACCAATCACAGTCACGCCACCTTGTAACATCGTAATCTGGTAATGTCATAACCCTCACGTCATACCCGGCATCCTTGTATGGTTTACTCCATGATCCGGTCCCGCCACAAAGATCAAGAATTATTTTGTTGCTATTGTCCATCTTTTAATTCCTCACAAATCTCAGTTAAATCCTCAGCGAACCTCTCCGCCGCTCTTTTGTTAGCTTCGGCCGCTCTCTTTATAACGCTCCTATCCACAATGTCCTGCCATGCCTTAGGGTTCTCTTCTCTCCACTTTTTTTGTTTCCTCGCGTTCTTTGCTTTCTTAACTTCGGGATCATCCTTTTTCATATAATTTCCCCCTCATTAGGATACTTTCACTAAATTTTACAAATTAGGTATTGCACTGTTAAGGATAAGAGGTTATGATATAACCAAGTTAAAGAAGGGTATATTTAAGAAACCTCTAGGGAGGGACCATTTTTTACTCAGCCATTTCCAGTGGCTAAATGTTCTTCGTGGAACAAAGAATGGAGCGTAAGCTCACTCGGCATACTCTCAGATTATCAATGATTGGTACTCATTGATGGTTTCGGAGTGTGCCTATTCTATTTTATTAGTTAACCATCTTAAGCTTGCTGTAATTTCTCATTTCTTCTAAACCGGATAAGTGTTCCATAATTTCAGACTTGAACAACTTAATTTCATCTATTAATTCCTTAATACTGGTTGCATCTGACTCCAATATTTCTTGGTCAACCAAGCATTTATATGCCTGTGGTACAGTGTGAAAATACCCTATTGTCCTAGTTGATTCTTCCCCATAGTTTTTGGAATCCTCTTTACTGACCTTCGACTTCTGGATGACCATTATTTGAATATTGTCACTTTGGATGCGATACTTATTATTTATCTCGATCTTCATATATCCTCACTCCTTAAATTTTTATTGCCTCTTTCAGCTCTTTTTCTATACGTTCAACCTCACTGTGTAGGGATAACCAAAATGGATACCATTGGTCAACTCCCTCACAACGACTTCCTTCGTTCATAGATTCTTTGATGTACCCTTCTTGGAAACCCTCTCCATCGTCACAATTATTACACCCGAAACAGAATTTTGTGGTTATATCCCAACACTCTGGATGTAGATATACGCTAGATACTGATCCATCACTTACTGCAACCCATTCAACAACCTTATTTCCCTTGTGGATTATTTCATTACAAGCAAAGCATCTGCGTACTTTTCGCGTTGCCTTTATTTCTGTTGATCTTAGGAATGTTCCCATGCCCTCACTCCTTTAAATTTAAAGATAGCTTAGAGGGGGTTATTTAAACCCCCTTACATTAATTCAAATCAAACTCACATTGCGGTTGCTCTTTAGGCGCACTTATAGCCATTGATATAGTCCATATTGTCGCTAATACGAATCCAATAATGAGGGCTAATTTAAGCATAAACATGTTCATCCCTCCTTTATTTGCTGAAAAACTCCTCCTGAGGATCTACGACTTCCGGTATTACAACCGTTGTTTGAGGTTCAATCTCTGGCTCACTGGATAACTCAACCACGTTATTTTCCACATATTCAACTCTGCCAGATTCATCAATAACGCCCATGTCCTTTTCTACGGCGTTCTGTAATTCAATTGACATGATGCCCCACTTAGAAATTAACTGTCTTAACATGGTTTTGTAGGCCATTCCATCAAAGTCTTTGTACCAAAACGAGGAGTATTTCCATAGGTCTTTCGGGTCGATTTCTCCGGCCTTTAGTTTTCTATAGGTGAACAGATGAAACGCTTGGGAATATGTGTCTGCGTGCTTTTCCATCTTTGCAAGGCTCCAATATAGGGTTTTCCTGAATCCATTTAAGTACTCGAACATTGCGTAATAGCCTGTAGTTGGAGTTGCTTCCCTTTCTATATCATCCTCAATGAGCTTTACCTCTATTTCCTCATTTAGTGGATCATACCGGATTAGTTCACCTTCCTTGATTGCCAAGACGTTAATTTTCTTGTAGTAACCTGACCGGATGGCCAACTGGATATATCCCTTGTAGCCAAGTTGGAACTGAGCTTCCTTGCAGTCCTTCTTCTTGTTGTTGAATGGGACTAGGTAATACTGTCCTAGTTGGGGGCTAGGAGAGAGCTTGAGGCTCTCACCTAGGAGTGCGCCACTTAATATGCTTCCGTGGTCACATTCGGCCAGTGTGGGGTTCGTGCTGACCGCTGAGAGGATAGCTGTGATAAACCTTTGACCGTCTTTACCGCCTACGATTTGATTAATCTTATTCTTGACCATTTCGCCAGTGATAAAAGTGCTAAATGTTGCGGTTTCTGTTTTTTTAACTAAAGAATTTTGGACAGCCATTAATTAAACCACCTTTCCATAATTAATACCGTTTTCAACTAAGAACGCTTTAAGTTTACTGAGTTGCTCTGAAGTTGCCCAAATCCTAAAGTCGATTTGCTTTAATTCTGGTTCTATTACTTCTGGTTCAATAACTCGCTCCTCAGTTTGGCGTGGTGTAGGTGTGAATTCTGACTCTACTTCAACAGTTACAGCAAGTGGCTTCATGGTGTTTAATTTTTCCTCGGCTTCGAGTCTTGCTTTTTGCACTCGCTCCCTGTTTTCAGCCTGTGTCTTGTCATATGCTTCCTGCTTGGCTTTTTGGTCCTCAAGGCGTGTTTTTTCTTGCAGAGCTGCGGAAAGATTAAGGGTTTTCAAGTATACGTCCTTCACTTGTAATGAGAATTCCGACTGTAAATTCGAAATAACTTCCAGATCATTTTTTACTCTGTCGATAGCCGTTGTGATCTCTTCTTTGATGCTTTTCATAGTAGTTGCTGAGTTCAGCCATTTTTCATTCCAGACTTTCGCAAGTGGTAAGAGTGAGGATAAATCGCCAATTGATTCGGTGTATAAGGTTTCGATTCCAGACTTCTTATCGGCCTTTACCTTTTCCTCGAACTTCTTAACCTGACCGTCAATAGCTATAATCGGCTTATCAATCATCTCGATAATTTCCTTAACCCTTAACGCGAAATCATCGTAAGGCTTCATGCATTGCTCCTTGATCTCTATACGTCTGGTTTCAATGGCTTTTCTGAATTTATTTAGTGTTGCCCGGTCCATTTTGGCAAACTTGATAGCATCCTCCGTGTAGGTTAATCCCTCGTATTTTTTTAGGCTTTCGGCAAGTTCTTTCTTGATTTCTTCATGGTTAAAATCAATCGTTTGCAAAAAGTCCTTTTCGTTTGGTGAATAGATAATTAATTCCACTTAATTCATCCTCTCTAAATTGCAGGCAATAATAAATTTGGCCTTATATCCTGCATAACGTATTTGGTCCAGAATTCAATTTCCTTGGCTTTTAAATAAGCTAAATCTTCTTCAACTTCGGATCGCTCAATGTGGTAATGCTTTGTTTCGAGTCGTAGGGAATCACCAAAATTAAACTTGATTTGGGCTTTCAGGACTACAAAATCGTATCCGGTTGCAAGTAGTTGATGTAAACATTGAATATAATAATTGTCGGGGATTTTGTTCTTCCATTTAAGTATTTGGGTTCCATGCATGATTTCAGTGGTTTTGATTTCGAGAACACCGCATCTGTATTTGGGGTTTGGTATTTTGTCCTCAAGCCATCCGTCAAGAGTAGCAAACATAAAAGGATATTCAGAGTTTTTGAAGATTTTGAATTCCTCGTATTTGACTTCATATTGAGGATAATCAAGTGCGAATAGTTCCCTTAGATGGCTTTCGGCGTTATTGCCGTATTGAACGACTAGTTTATGTCCGATGTCCTCCTGTGTTCGTCTGCCTGTTTTTTCTTCCCAAAGCTCAATATTCGTCTTGTAGGGATTAAGGCCGAAGATTGCCGCGGCCTCGCTTCCGCCAATGCCCTGCTTACGAAGTTCTAACCATTGCTCGCGTGTCATTTAAAACATACCCCTTGCGTGGTCGTTGTATGGCTCCCTAAGTTCCTCACGTGATTCATGGTCTTCCAGATAGCGTTCCCTAGCGGTCAACCTTACGTCCTCGCTTGGTGTTTGTGTGTGAAAGTGACCCGCTAGGATGCGGTCGAAGAGCGGGTGGAATTTGCTTACATCAACCACCAGGTGTCCCCCCCTTCGGCCTTGGCAAGGGCTTTACGAATAATATTAGGGGTTTCTAATGCAGGATCTCCGATGTCAGGCATCTGGATATAACCATTATCTACACCATTTTCCATAAACATTAAAGCCCTTTTCAATGCTTCGTACATATCAGGAGCAGACGAGATAAATTGAGCATTATACGGATCAAAACACTTCGCTGCAGCAGGTTCGACATAAGGTGTATTAATCCACCAAATGTGATCCCCATCTTCATCAATCTTGCATTCTACTTCCCAGGGGCCGGGGGAATGTTTATTCATCACGCTACCTCCCTTATCTTCTCTACCGATACCCGAACAGCCTTAACATCTGTAACCGATCCCCAATTGTCTCGAATGTACCGATGTACTGCAGCGTGTTCGACTATGCGCTTATCTTTAGTGGATGTGCGCCATTCAATGACTGGATATACTTTAATCTCTAGGTCTGCTTGATTGACGGTTACTTCGAGGGTAACTACATACTTAAACATGCGCATCTTCCTCCATTTGTTCTAAGTATTTCAGGTATGCATCTTCGCACCATCTGCCTTCGCACATCCAATGGATAGATGACTGAATATCGCCATACTTACAATACTTACAAAGATTAACTGGAAATTCTTCGAGAGTTTTAATATCAGGCATTTGCGTCCACCTGCCTTAAATGTTCTTCCAAATGAACATCGTCCGTGGTATAATTAACTTGAATATTTTTCTTGTCGCTCTCTGTATCAGCAGAGGGCTTTTCTTTTTGCGTTTCTTTAAAAAATATATTTGAATAGCCTGGGTATGCGCCATCAATGATTAATCCATAAGGAAATGCTTGTAAGCCATAAGCTGGCGCATGGGGCTTCTTTGCCTTAGTCGTGATGCCTGCCGCACTATATAAATGATCAAGTATTTCTTCGCGGTTTACGTCTGGTTGAACATGAATAGTTACGCCACTCTCTAGAGAGGAACAAACTCTGAAATCTTTTATTTCTACCGAGTAAATACTAGGATGAAGGATAAGGTTTTGGATTTTCTCACGAACTGACATTTTTAACATAGCTCAACACTCCCTTTCTACATATCCATTTGATATTGTTCAAGATTGTTCCCATTGGTTGCATAGACGCATCCACATTCGAGACAGGTTGCATTAACTATGTCATAGCCCCTACCGGCATTTTCCTCTACCGTGCTTAAGTAACTCGCGTCATTTGATGATGACTTGCATACTGGGCAATTATCAGAGAATTTCGTTCCCTCGATTAAAATGACTGGTATGTCTACAAATTCACCATTGATTTTAACCTTAGTGTTTTGAAGTATCTTCACGTTGTAGTCAAAGATAGACATCTTGGTTACGCCGTATTTCTTAATGGTGTTTCCGACTATCCTCATCATGTCGATATGGTTACATAAACCTTTGGCTCTGTGATGGATGGTATTGTGTATGTTCACTTTGTCTTCGAATGTTGGAAGTTGATACTTTTTCATAGATACATCCTCCTTAAATATTAAAATATGACCGTACGATACTACCGACTATGAGAGAAACTAGGATCACCATAAGAACAGCGAAGGGTGAGCTTTGGACTAATTTCTTCGCTAGGTAGCCATCGTTTAGTCTGATTAAGATAGCCAGCAGTACGGCTATCAGGCACATGAGGGATAGTGTTTTCATTGTGGTTTCCTCCCTTTTTAATTTTCGATGTACCATTTGCCATACTTTATACTTTCTTTACTAAGATAGAGAGTCATAACAATTCCGCCAGCATTATAGGTAGTCTCGTCATTCTCGTATCTGCATGTTACCTTTTTCCCGTCTAACCAAGCCTGTATAGCTTCCTGCCATGTTGCTTCTTGGGGTACTAATCCCCATTCAATATCTAACGGTAAAACTGCAACGGCTTGCATTTCAGTACAGACTAAACAAGGATCTCCAAGACCGCTCTTACCAACCTTAACGGTTCTATTGCTAAATTTAGACTTCGCCTGTAATGTAGGATTTTCCATTAGGGTTTTCATCATTTCCCAAGTCTTCATAAAGATCACTCCTTTTTAATTTATCTCACTAATCTCCCAGCTCCCATAACTAATAGATATAGCTTAAGGTGTTCGCGTTTCTTTTGGTTCATTTTGTGGCGCAACACTTTATACTGGATATGGTCTGTGGCGCGTAGGATTATGTTTGACATTGAATTTCACCCCCTCGTTTTGGACACCATTTAGGGCTTGTTCTGGATTCCGTAGAAAGAACCATTCTACCGAAACGATTTACCTTCCCTATTTCCGCATCCCTGTGATGGCAATTATGATGTTTTTGATTCATGTAGGGTGTATCTACTTCGTAACGATGATGTTCACACTCTTTACACTTTGGTACACTCATACGTTTGCCCCCTTTTTAATTATCTAAGCAACTTCTGGATAAACTCTTCTTGTGGTATAATTGGGCCACATATGACTCTTATTTGTTAATAAAAAGTTCATCCAACGTGCTTTTGAAATACCTTGCCATTGTAATCATTTCAGAAGATTTCCAGTCTCTTGTTCCGTTTTCTTTGGCTAAGTACGATCCCTCTGACATCCTTAGAATCCTTGCCATATCAGCCATGAATAACCTGTTTTCTGCCCTTAACCCTTTTATTTTGGCGTAGGGTATTTTCTTGATTTTATTAGCCATACTTTGCTTCACCATCCTTTTATTTGTGTGCCACATCTGACTCTTTTAGTATAAATCATTATTTTGGTGCTGTCAACAACTTTTTATACACATATGACACTTTTTTAATTATCATGTTTCATATGTTGCAACTATGGGTTATAATATAACTATATTAAATTGGAGGAATTACTTGTGCAAGAGTTTAAGGTTATTGGAACAAAGCTTAGGGAGTTAAGGAACGAGAGGGACGAATCCCTTGAGGATGTTGCAAAAAGGACAGGGTTGTCAAGGTCCCTTCTATCAAGATATGAACGTGGTTTGGTTGATCCTGGACTAAAGGCCCTTACTAATTTAGTGAGATATTTTAATGTGTCACTTGATTGGCTATTTGGGTTTACGGAAGATAGGAGGCCGATCAATACGGATAACCCACTTTCCGAATTAACAGAAGCAAAGCAATTAGAAGTGATCTCTTTCATTGAATATGTAAAGAGTAAAAAGGAGTAACACTATGGGAAGTGTATTCAAGGATAAGCAAGGTCGTTGGAGAGGTACGACAGAATTACCCAAAGGCAGAGATGGTAAGAGAAGGAAATGCAAGCCATTCTATGGAGATCCAAATATGAGTGAGTCTCAACAGATAAAAACACTTTGGAGCCAAGTTCATGCCCTTGAATATGAAATTAAAAATAACCTCTATCTAGATGAGTCGGATGCTACCCTTAAAGAATATTTGGAAGAGTGGTATAAGATTTATACAGTGGGTCTTGCAGAAACAACGAGAGAACTTTATAGGCTTTATATGGACACACATATCTTCACTGATCCAATTAGCTCAACCAAGATCAGGGTACTTATGCCTATGCAATTACAGGAGTTCTATAATAAGAAGTTGGAGACATCAATAAGTAATACTGTCGCTAAGTATCACTCCTTTCTTAATCTCGCGCTGAAGGACGCCTTAAAAAATAGGCTTATAAAGTACAATCCCTGTGAAGGGGTAAATAAGCCAAAGCGTAAAAAATTCAAGCCTGCCATCTATAGTGAAGGAAATTTCGATAAGCTAATTACCTTAACAATAGGGACATTTGATCTAGTTTGCATATTGCTGGCCGGGGTATGTGGATTAAGACGTAGTGAAATATTTGGACTAAGACTCAGGGATATAGATTTCAAGGAGTGTAAGCTATCTATAGTTGAGGTTATGGTCAGGATGAATGGTAAATGGATTATCAAGGACCCGAAAAGCGAATCAAGCCGAAGAAAGATAAAAGTACCTAGGTTTGTAATTGAGGTAATTAGCGAATACTTAACATCGTTAAAGGTTGTTCCTGAGAGGATATGTGCCGAATACAAACCGGATGCGTACAGTAAACATTTCAAGAAGTTGCTTAAAAATAATGAGCTTCCCCATATCAGATTTCACGATCTCAGACACTTCAACGCCACATTGATGATGAAGTATGGAATCACAGATAAGATTGCTTCTGGGCGATTGGGTCACAGTCAAGTGCAAATTACAAGAGAAATATATCAACACGTTTTACCGGATATGGACGAACACGCTTCCTCTATTCTTGAAGATGTATTCAAAAATAAAAAGATCGGAGGTTAACCCAGTCTTTCTTTTTTGGTCAAATACACCCCGAATACACCCCGCGCACCTTCTATTTATCAAAACGTGTCTTGTGTGAAACGAAACTTATCTATAGAAAATGATAGCATATAATATAGTAGGAAACTACAACCCAGTGATACCAAGGGTCACAAGTGACACGAACGCTAGATTCAGGTTCTAGTGAGTGAAAGCTCTTGCGGGTTCAAGTCCCGCCGTCCGCACCACTTAAAAATAGCCGTACACCCCGAAATACACCCCGAAATAATAAGACCGCGGTTAAAAGCCACG